CCTTTGTTAAATACGAAGGTGAGACCCCAAGCTTCTTAGTTGGCAAGCCTAGCTTTTCTCATTCTGAAATTTTAGAAATCCTGTCCAACGAAAACTGGACTACTCCATTAGAGGAGGCATAAAACCATGGCATCAATAGATACAATCGCAGACAGAAGCACCGGATCCACAGTAGCGGGCAAGGCATACTTCGAAACAAGCACCAATAAATTTATCGTTTATAACGGCAGTTCCTGGGTCGAGATCGACAGCGATGGCACCGGCGCGGTAGCATTCGAAAACCGCTGGGGCGCAAGCTTTGATGGTCTTGATGACTATGTAGGTGTATCGGCTTCCTCAGACTTTAGTTTTGGAACCTCCGACTTTTCTTTTAGTACTTGGTTTAATCTCGATCTAATATCTGGGTATCGTGCCATCGTGGATTTTAGACAGTCTAACGGTAATACTCTTCCTAGTTTATTTAACAGTCCTAACGCTGGTTGGAAGCTTTATGTGTGGTCGGGTTCCTCGAAAGTATTAAATTACGATACAACTCTTACTACAGGTCAGTGGTATCATGCTGTTTACACTCGGTCAGGAACAACTGGTACACTGTACTTAGACGGCATAAGCGTAGCTACAGGGACAGATAATTTTAATTATTCTTTAAACGGTGCTCCTAGATGGGGAGGCCCTGCTCCCGGTGTAACTGCTGGTCATTTTAAGGGCAAAATAGATGAGGGTTCAGTTTTCAGCTCTGCATTATCTGAACCGGAGGTAGCAGCTTTAAGAGACACTACTGGACCAAATCCTGTACCTACTTCCATCTCCTCCTTAAGTACTGTAGGTTGGTGGAGAATGGGAGATGGTTCAAATAATTCAGCAACCTCTGGCGGATCCATCGCAACCATAACTGATTCAAGCGGAAATGGAAATGATGCAACCCAGACTGATACTAATAGGCAGCCTGTATTTGCAGATCTTACTGGCGAAACCATTTATTCATAACTCTTATGGCAACAAAATATAAATTGTTTAGTACTCCTGAGGAGTATCAATTAAAGCGTTCAGAAATAGAAGCATTTCACAAACTTCCTGACGGAAAAGGTTCCGAAACATATGGTGTAGATCAGGTCATGATTGATAATCCTGATCATGCCGATTATGGAATGTTCATCTTCCCGGTTTTAATGGAAGGAAGCTGGAAATGTGATCAGCACTTCAGCGCTGACGAGCTTGTTGATTACGATTCTTCCTGGGCTGCTCCGGTAGACGAGTTATCTGCTGAATAAATGATCTTAAGGATTGAGGCCGCACTTTGTGAGCCTCCATCCTCAATATCCGCGTTCCGGGATACAACGCTTTACGCAACCGTATTCCGCCAGCTCGATGTTTTACTTGAATGCGAGGAGGGTACTAGATCCTCATATTGGCATTGGTTAAAGAAAAACGGGGCTCATGATTTTGTGCGGGATTTAATATTTCCCTACGAGGAAATCTATACACCAAAGCTTGGTACCCGAGATGCAAATATTAGAGTCGATCGATTAACCGCTGAGTCACTTCCTTTTGTGACCGAATCAATCCGGAGTCTTACAGCGGGCTGGTATTTATAACCACCCAGGATCCGGATCCAAGATGTACATATAGTTTATTTGTATCAGAACCGAGAGCTAAAGAACCGACAGGGTCTGAATCCCGCTGCGATATGTTGCTTTCGGTATCTATAATTTTTACGAGCCCGCGAATCGAATTCACCGCAGATCCTATAGAGCTTGCTAGATTACTCAAAGGATACCCCCAGACTACTCTCTACATCTGCCGCCGAATATCTAATGACGCGCGCGTTTATTTCTTTCCTCTCCCATCCATATTGTTTTGCCCAGCGCCTAACAGTTCCGGCCGAAACATCCATGCGTTGTCGGATCTGTCTTGGAGATAGGTATCGATTTTCTCTTACACCCATAACCGATTAGTAACGCTCATTTGCGGTTGTTGCGACCGGTTGTAAAATCCGGCAACCGATTGAGAAACCTTTAGAAATGCGAGATCATTCACCTTACGGGAAGCACAGGCTTTTCTATTTTAACCCAGATTAATCTAACCCAAAATACATACAGAACTATGTCTAATATTCTATCACAAATCGGTAGTGCAGTAAAAACCAAGATCGACGGAGTCAATACAGCTCTCACCGCTGAAGAAACCGCGCGTATCGCCGCTGACAGCACTCTTACCACTAACCTTGCAGCCGAAGCATCAACCGCTAGAGCCGCAGAAGCTGCTAACGCTAATGCTATCAGCGATGAGGCAACTCGTGCAACCGCAGCTGAGGGTACCTTGACCAGCAATCTCAATACTGAAATTTCTGATCGTACCACCGCAGTTTCCAACGAAGCATCCGCTCGTGCATCTGCAGACACCACTCTTCAAGGCAACATTGACGCTGAAGCTACCACCGCTAGAGCCGCAGAAGCTGCTAACGCTAATGCTATCTCTGACGAAGAAACTGCTCGTATCGCTGCTGTTTCTTCCGAAGCAAGCACCCGTGCTGCTGCTGACACCGCTCTTCAAGGTGAAATCGACGCTGAAGAAGTTCGTGCTGCTGCCGCTGAAGGTGTATTAACCGCTAACCTCGCACAAGAAGTTACCGATCGCCAAACTGCGGTTACCGCTGAAGCAACAACCCGTGCGGCTGCCATCACCAACCTTGATACCGTAAAAGCTAACCTTTCTGGCGCGACCTTCACCGGTGCTGTCAACGGTACTGATTTGGTTCTTAGCGGTAACTTAACCGTTCAAGGTACCACCACAAGTCTTGAAACTATTAACTCTCAGGTTAAAGACTCGATCATGCTTCTCAATGACGGAGCAGCAGACAACGCGAATAACGGAAACGACGTTGGACTTATCATGGAGCGTGGATCCAGCGAAGACAATGTTGCATTGGTATTCGACGAAGGAGAAGACAAATTCGTCTGCTACAAAACCAGCGCATCTGCATCTGCTACTGACATCTCCAGCGCTGATTCAGACGCAGAGCTTGTGGACATCAAGGTCAAAGATGTATTCATCGGATCCGACAACCTCGGTTCTTTGGCTGAGTTCACTGCTTCATTGAATGCATAATACGGTACGCCCCGTATATTGAAACTCTTAAGGGGCTGGAGGCAATTCCTCCGGCCCCTTTTTTTACGCTAATGAAAATAGTACTTCTACCAGCTCTATTAATACTACTATCATCGTCATGTAGTTTTAAAAAGCTTTACCCTGTTGCCGGTGCAACCGTAGGCGGTGGAGTAGGGGCTTTAGTCGGAGGACCTGGGGGTGGAGCCCTTGGGGCATTTGCAGGAGCCGCAAGCGGGGAAGTTCTAAAGTCAGAAGAGGAAGTAAAGGAAGCCGTGGCAAAAGTTGAAGCTCTGACTTCCGGAGATGTAAAAAAGATGGTGGAGCTCGGTTTAAATGAGCACAAGGGGTGGTTTCAGAAGACGATTGATGGTATTTATGATGTACTGATGTTGGGTGCTTTAGCCTCTGTTATGTACTTCATCTTTCAGTTTTGGTACGGCAGATATTTTGTAAATAAAAAACTTAAAATAGATAATTTAAAATGAGTGATACGCCTATGATTGTTGGATTTGGTGGGACCGTAGCAACTGTTTCTTTGGGGCAGTGGAGTGATATAATTGCAATCGTTTGCGGTATAGCAACGACTGCCTATATGATCACTAAACTGATTCAAACACTAAGAAAAAAAGACTGATGGCTAAAGACTTTAAACACTGCGAAAACTGCGACCCTGCTCGCAAAAATCTTTGCGCTAAATTTGGAACTTGCTTAGGCAAAGACAAAGCTAAAAAAGGCGACAAGAAACCTGTTCGTAAAGGTACTTACGGGTAATTTTATTTCTCCCAACCGGTTACATTACCGTAACCGATTGTATATCTTCGCGTTATGGAAACATCAATCGCGGAGGTTGAATCCCCGCAAGAAACAGGACAGGAACAGTTCAGCATTGAGAATGCGTCAACCGACGATCTTCGCAATGCTTTAGGTATAACGCAGGAGCCTCAAGCCCAGGAGCCAGAGCCCGTCACCGAGGAGCAAATCCCGGAGACTCAAGCCCAGGAGCCAATGCCGCAAGCCGAAAGCCAAGAGCCGGAGGTCGAAGCAGAGAGCCATGAGGAAACAGAGGATGAAAAGCTCGGAAAGCGGAGGATCAGACCTCGAAACGAGCTAGATCAGCAAGTCATCGATCTTTACAGATCTGAAGGATTTAGCGGATCATTCGCCGATGCCTCGCGTGTTATCTACGGACAAGAAACTACTGCTCCTATTCAAAATTTAACGCCCACACAGGATGAATTCGAGGCGAACGAGCCCGACCCAATCGCAGGCATAGATAAGCAATCCGACGACATCAAAGCCTCCATCCTGGAGCTTGAAGGAAAAGTCGAGCAAGCGGCTGAAGATCTTGAAACCACTGAAGCACTTAGGCTTCAGCGGGAGATTATGAAACAAGAGCTTCAACTACAAAACTTGACTCTCCGTAAAGAGCAAATGGAGCAGGCTAAAGAACAGGAAGCTTACCAATCCCACCGCACTCGTGCGATGGAAAGCCGAGACAGAGTTTACGATCGTTATCCAGCTCTATCCGACAAGCAGTCAGTTTATCGGAAACAGTTTGATGATTATGTCGCGAACGCTCAATCGGACCCCGACTACGCAGCAGTTTTCAATTCGCCAAAATGGCCTGAACTACTCGCCAACGAATTTGCATCTTTAGTGCCCGCTCCGCAGGAAGCACAAGCCCCGGCTCCACAGCCGCAGGCCGTTGCTCCTCAGCCGCTGGCTCCGCAGATGGGAACTCAGGCAAAGGTCTTGACGACGGGAACTGCAGCACAACCTGTAAACACTCCCGTGACTCGCGAAGGTTTAATCCAACAGGTTCCAACTATGAGCAAGGAAGATTTATACGCATTGCTCGGGAATCCTGGAGGAGCTCAACCCTTAAGATAAGCGGGAAAATCTAAAACCCTATAATTACCTAATAAAATGGCTACAAAAAACTTCGGAACCCCCGGTTCCCCAATAGACCCAATCACCGCGGATGCGAACGCAAACATCGATCTCCGCAACAAAACAACCTCCTACGCCACTCTTCTTGACGGAGACTCCAATTCCGATTTGCGCTCACGCCTCTGGTCTGAGCTCGTATCTCGCGACGCTAGAGAGAAAAACGTATTCGCTAAATTCATCGGCGGAGAAGGAAGTGGAAAACCAATCACTGAAAAACGCGATCTTAGCGCAGGCGGATCAGACAAAGTAACATTCACTACTGTTGCTCCAATTCGTGGACAAGGTGTACGCGGGGAAGCTATCCTCAAGAACGCTACCGACACCCTCGATTTCGGAACATTCAGCATCGAAGTTGACCTTGTTCGTCACGCTGTGTCCTGGACCCAGGTTCTTAAGCTTATGCGTTTCACCGGCAAAACCATCGATCAGCTTTCTGCTGAAGTTATGTCCGAGTGGATGTCCCGCACCGAGCAAGACCAAATCCAATACTCCCTTCGTCAAATCTGCTTAAACACTGGCGGAAACTTGATCAGCGGATACGGAACCGGTGCTAACGGCGATCTTAAATATGTTGACGGTCTTTCCACCGACATCATCCAAGAAGCAAAACAAGCTCTTATCGCTAACGGCGGTGAGCCTATGAGCACTGGTGGAGACATCAACCAAGAAATTCCTGGTTACTTGTTCTTCGCTCCTGACGCTTGCTTACGCCCTCTCCGTTCTGACCCCGACTACTTAGAAGCAATCACTCAAGCTGACGCTAGAAGTGACAATAATAAGTTGTACAACGGTTCATACGCTAAGTGGGACAATAACATCATCGCAAACCACAACGTTCTTATCGACACAGCTCGTGGACGCCAAGGTTCTCCATTACTTCCTACCTTTTATGCTTACTCAGCAATCACTGACGCAAGTCAATTAATTGGTGATACCAATGGCGATTTCATGGCTAACTTCCGCGGAGCATTCATCGACATCCCTGGTGGTGGCGGTGCTGACCTCGTTGAAGAAACTGGAGCTACCTATTACATCTTAGGTATCGACACCGACGGAACCGTTGCGCTTTACTCTTACGACGATGCTGCAGCTGCTAATGCTGGAGATTTCTCCAACATCAGCGGTACAGGTTTAGCTCGCGTTCTTAACGCTGACACGGGTTTTGATGTTCCTAACATGGCAAACCTTAAAGCTGACAGTGCAAACTCATTCTCCGCTGGCGCATTGTTCGTCCAAGCCAACGCTCTTGGTACTCCTATCGGATACGCATTAGCGATGGGTAAAGACGCGATGTACTACGCAAAAGGAAAAATCTACGGTGAGCAAATCTTCCATTACGACGATTTCGCTAACTCCGGAAACGAAGCACACCTCTCCGCAGTCGGCGTTCAGTCGGTTTACGGAATGGGAGCTCGCAAGGACACCCGTGGCCGCGTTCCTTCCGTTCAGCTTGTTGAAGTTGTTCGTCAGGTTCCTGGTCTTTCCTTGACCCAGCCAGAATAATGGCATTTCCCCTGCCCACAAATCCCTAAAACTCGGCCTCTCCCCGGCAATGCTGGGGGGAGGCTTTTTATATATCATGAAAATCATAATAATCGGAAAAAGAGATCAGATGGGAACAACTCCCGCTATTCGTGTTAAAGGCATGTCTCAAGTGAGATATCAGTTCTTATGGGACAAAGAAATTAGGCATTACGCCTACGAGCCTAAGAACCAAAAAGAGGTTGATGATATTTTTAGAACGCAGGGAAAGCTTTATAAATCTATGTTTTTCTCCGTATGGCTCCCAGAGCCAGAGCCTATGCAAAAGCCTGAGGCTCAGGTTAGTGCAGGTTCTAAATCTAGGCCCGCAGTTAAGCCCAAGAAAAAGCAACCGGTAGAAAAAGAAGTAGTATCCGCATAAAATCGCTTAATGGCTGCGATTACATATTTAGCATTGCGGGATCAGCTCGCTTCCATGCTTGGGGCGGATTCTCTCGCAGACCTCCCTCCTGTTGATCAGGACAGGGTTGGTATATTTGTAAATCAAGCCTATCGAGAATGTTATTCTCCTATCGACGGGAAGCGGCCAATGTGGGCACAGAAAGGCTTCACTTTAGACTTCCTTGCTGATCAGGCGGGTGCGGATTTAACGCCTGATGTTGTATCCGTTGATAAAATACCCGAACTGCTCGGAGAGGGTCCTCTGTCACCCATGACTGGGCCGGAAGCTGAAATTAAAGCGAGATCTATATTCGCTTACGATTTCCGCGCTCCTTCTGGAAGAGGTCTAAATTTCCCGCACTATAAGGACAACGAACCGGAAAAGGGGAGACCGATCTGGTATTATTTAGACAATCGTGATCAGGGATCTGATACGAAAGTAGTACCTCGTTTCTATCTGTACCCTGTGCCAGATAAAGCGTATCAGGTAGAACTGTACGCGAATGTTGTTCCTTCTGATCTCAGCGCTGATGCTGATGAGCCCAGGCTACCGGCTGATTTAGTCTGGGATATTTTATTCCCTATTGCACAGGCAAAACTTTTAGCTGACCCACGATACAACGGTGCAAACCGCGAGCTGCTTGTTCGAAATGCGGAGGAGGCTAGGAAAAGATTGAGGACATTAATCAGCCCGCAAAAACACAAAGGCTCTCTTAGATTGACCAAGAGACCAGGGTTCTAAGCCAATGGCCAAAGACCTGACAATTCGGGAGTTGAACCGTCCGCAAATCTCGCAGGACAGTCAGCTCGGATTCCAGAAGATTGTACGAAAGTATGTGGTCGAAGGGGACCGTGTAAATCAGTCAGAGCTTACAGCTGCTACGGACCCTCTATTTCTAGCG